GCTGGTGGGACGAAGAGGCGGTGTCCGCTGGGGACCTCGCGCGCACCCTCGACACCATCGGCCCGAACGGGATTGACCTGCACATCAACAGCGGCGGCGGCGACGTGTTCGACGGTATCGCCATGCACGCCATGCTGCTCGACCACCCGAGCGACGTAGAGGTGATGGTGGACGGCATCGCGGCGAGTGCGGCCAGCTTCATCGCCATGGCCGGTGACAAGGTGCGCGTGCAGAAGCCGGCCAAGATGATGATCCACAACGCGGCCGGGCTGGCGTGGGGCAACAAGCACGTCATGCGGGAGCTCGCCGACGTGCTCGACGAGATCGACGTGACCATTGCCCAGATGTACGCGGACCGCGCCGGCAACGAACCCGCCGAGTGGGCCACCTACATGGACGACGAAACCTGGTTCTCCGCGGCCCGGGCGGTGGAGGTCGGTCTCGCGGACGAGGTGGCCAACGACCGGGCCGCGCCCAAGCCGGACGAAGAGGCCGAGCCCGACGAGGAAGACGAAGAGCCAGCGGCGCCGGAAGACCGGCGGACCGCGACCATCCGGGCTCGTGCCCGACTGGCCCTAGCCCTGAAGGGGTAAGCAATGCGACCGATCGAGGACATCCTCAACGACATGACCGCGGTGATGGACGCGTCCGACGGGCGCAACCTCACCGACGAGGAGGCGGCGCGGTACGAGGCGCTCGAGGCCGAGCTGGTCAAGGCTCGCCGCGACGAGGGCATCCGCGCCCGGCACGCCGCGTACAACGCACCGGCCGGCGCCGTCCCGCGGACCGGCAACGGCCGGGGCAGGCCCGAGGACACCATCGAGAAGGGTTTCGAGGCGTACCTGCGGACCGGCCAGCCCAACGCCGACATCTCAGGCCTCGCGATCCGCAACGACCAGGGCACGGGCACGTCGGCCGGCGGTGGCTACCTCGTGCCGACGTCCATGCGGCAGAAGATTGTCGAGGTGATGAAGGCGTTCGGCGGGTTGGCTGCCGAGGTCGATTCGTTCAACACGGGCGACGGTTCGCCGGTTGAGTTCCCGACGTTCGACGACACCGCCAACTCCGGTGAGATCGCGTCCGAGGGCAGTGCGCCCGCGGGTGGCGCGGACGCGCAGTTTGGCACGGTCAACGTCGGTGCGTACGAGTACGCCAGCCACGGCGTGTCCGGCAACCCGATCCGGGTGTCATGGGCGCTGCTGCAGGATGCGGCGTTCGACATCCAGGGCCTGCTGGCTCGTGCGATCGGTACCCGGATCGCGCGTGCGCAAGCGGCGCACTGGTGCACCGGTACGGGTGTGTCTCAGCCGCAGGGGCTCGTCGCCGCGGCGCTCACCGCGGACAACGACCTCGACACGCCCGACGTCATCGACTACGACGACATCCTCGATCTTGAGGACGCTCTCGACCCGGCGTACGAACAGAATGCCAAGTGGGTGATGAAGAAGAACACTTGGTCGCAGATCCGGGGGATCGTCGACACCGCCGGCCGACCGATCATTCTGGAGGAAGCGGTTTCCGGGATGGGTATCCGCGTCCCGAAGACCCTGCTCGGCTACCCGGTGGTCATCGACCAGGCGATGCCGACCCTGTCCTCGGCGGGCATCACGCTTCCGATCGCGTTCGGCGACCTGCGCGAAGCGTACGTGGTCCGCCGGGTGGCGAGCCTGGCGGTCGTGGTCAACCCGTGGACGCGGGCCAGCCAGCGGCAGACCGAATTCACCGGGTGGGAGCGGGCCGACGGCCGCATTCAGAACCGCTCCGCGTTCGTGATCATGCGCAACAACACCTGATAGGGGACTGTCGATGAGTAGCACGCACAAGTGGGATCTGGCCGGGGCAAAGAAGCTCGCCTCGTCCAAGGTCACCATCGCCACGGCGACAACGACGAGCTTCGACTTCGGTACGCCGGATGACATCAACCTGGCCGCGCTGGCCAACTACCGACCGGGTGACCGCCTGCTCGTCGTGCTGACCGCATCGACGGCCGGCGCCACCGACAGCCTGACGTGGGTCATCCAGGACGCGCCCGATTCGGCCGGCAGCATCGGCACCCCGGCGACCGCGGTCGTCTCGGCGGTCGGTGGTGCGCTGCTGGCCGGTACCAGCGACGACGCGTCGGCGTTCGCCGTGCTGGTCCAGCCGGGCCGACCGTGGCTGCGGGTGCGGGTGACCTCCTCCGGCGCCACCGATACGTTCGTGACGCACTGCAGCGTGTACAGCGTCCCGTCCAACACCTGAGCAACCCGCTCGGGGCTGACCGACAAGAGGGAGGGGGAGGGTCATGGCGTGGAAGCCCGACTATGTGACGCTGGTTGAGCTGAAAAGCTACGTCCGCGTGGACGACAGCGTGGACGACGCTCAGCTGGCCATGGCCATCCCCGCTGCCTCGCGTGCCGTGGACCGCTGCACACACAGGCAGTTCGGCAAGGTGGCTGCGCCGGAGGAGCGGTTCTACCCCGTGGAGTACAGCAGCCGTACGTGCCGGTGGCGCGCGCCCATCGACGACCTGCAGACCACGGCCGGGCTGGTCGCGCCCAACACCGACTACCGCCTCGAGCCGCGCAACGCCCTCGCCGAGGGCAAGCCGTACACCCACATCACTTTCGGCACCGACCCCCGCAACGATGACGGTGAGCTGGCGTTGACCGCGGCGTGGGGCTGGACCACGACGCCGATCACGATCAAGTTCGCGACCAGCCTGCAGGCGTCCCGGTTCGCGGCCCGCCGGGACAGCCCCTACGGCGTGGCCGGCTCGCCGCAGCAGGGTTCGGAGCTCCGGCTGTTGGCGCGCGTTGACCCGGACGTGGCGGTGTCCCTGAAGGACTTCACCCGTGAGTGGTGGGCGGCGTGAACCTGGCCGACGTTATGGACGAGCTGGCCGAGCGGTTGCGCCTGGCGCCGTCGCTGGCCGGCCAGCGCACGCACGCTAGCCCGCCCGGCACGATTACGCCGCCGTCCGCGATCGTCGGCTACCCGGAAAACATCACGTTCGACGCCACCTACGGCCGCGGCGTGGACACCATGGTCGGCACCGTGGTTGTTGTGGTCGGGCGGCCCACCGACCGGTCAGCGCGCGACCGGCTGGCCGGCTACGCGGCGGGATCTGGCGCCGAGTCGATCAAGACGCTGCTCGACGGTGACGACGGCGACTACGAATCGTGCGACGGCGTACGGGTGGCGTCGATCGAGTTCGATGTCTTCACCATCGGCGACATCGATTACCTGGCCGCGGTTTTCGCGCTCGACATCACCGGCCCCGGCACAGCGTAAGGAGACCACAGTGGCCACGGCCAAGGCAAAGAACCTCGTGATCCTGTTGAACGGGTCGGATCTCAGCCAATACTGCGACTCGTCCGAGCACCACAAGAAGCCCGACATCGTCGACAAGACCACGTACGGCAAGGGTTCCCACGTCAAAGAGGGGACGCTGCTCGACGGCAACGGCTCGATCGGCGGCACGTACGACACCACGGCCAGCACCGGGCCGCGGGCCGTGATCAACCCGCTGGTCGGCACGACCGTCACCTACATCCGGCGGCCGGAAGGCTCAGGCGCGGGTAAGCCGCAGGACAGCGTGAGCGTGGTCGTCGGCGAGTACGTGGAGACGGCGCCGGTCGCGGACATCGTCCGGTGGACCCTGGCGTTGGAGTACTCCGACGACATCAACTCGACCCCGCAGTAAGGGAGCTTGACCCATGACAGCACTGGCTCTGACCCCGACCGGCGGGCCGACCCGCGCAGGCGTGCTGGCCACGGGCGCGGCCGTTGCCGCAAGCGACACGATCAGCAAGGCGGTGCTCGGCAACCGCGGCGTAATCCTGGAGATCATCAACGGTAACGCCAGCCCGGACACCGTGACCGTCTCCGACGCCAGCACCACCCCGACGGGCGCGGCGGCGGCCGCCATCTCCACGCCGGTCCCGAACGCTACGACGTTCGCGTTCAAGGTCCTGCCCGAACAGGCCGACCCGGTGACCGGCCTGGTGACGATCACACACAGCGTCACGACCACGGTCACCTACCGCATGTATCCGCGCGACTAACAGGGAGAGTCCACAGTGGACAAGAACGCACTCACCACACCCCGGCTCAAGACGGACACGCACGAGATCCCCGACGTGGGTGTGGTGACGTTCCGCGGGCTGTCCCGGTGGGAGCTGCTCGAGGCCAACAAACGAGCGGACCGCGGCGGGCAGGTCGCTATGGAGCAGTTCATGCTGAGCTGCGCCATGCTCGACCCGGCGATGACCGAGGCCGACGTGGCGGAGTGGCAGAAGGCGGGGCCGGGCGGCGAGGTGATCCCGATTCAGAAGAAGATCAACGTGTTGTCCGGCATCGGGAAGGCTGCCGCCAAAAGCGATGTACCAGGCGATGGAGACCGACCCGTCGATTGAGTTCGATCACTTCCTTGCGCAAAAGCTCGGCATGACGGTGGAGGAGATGCGCCACCGGATGAGCCAGGAAGAGCACACGGCGTGGCAGGTCTACTACGGCCGCAAGGCACAGCGCGAAGAGATAGCGATGGCCAAGGCGCAGCGGAGGTGACGGGATGGCGCAGATAACGGTCGCGGTGCAAGGGCTGCGCGACCTGAACAGCGCGCTCCGGCGCCTCGACAAGGATGCCCCGAAGGCGCTCCGTCTGGCGCTCAACGGCGTTGCCGACATCCTGATCGGCGAGGTGAAGCCGCAGATCCCGCGCCGCACCGGGCGTGCCGCGGCCAGCATCAAGGCCGCCTCGTCACGCACCGAGGTCCGCATCCGGGTGGGCGGTACGAAGGCGCCGTACTACCCCTGGCTGGATTTCGGCGGCCGGGTCGGCAAGAACAAGAGCGTTACCCGCAGGTTCTACCGCGAGGGCCGGTACCTCTTCCCGACCCTGCGCAAGGAGCGCGCCAAGCTCGAGGGTGCCCTGCGCCGCTCGCTCGCCACCGTGGCCAGTGATGCCGGGCTGGACGTCGACTGATGGCCGGCAACAGCACGACGCTCACGATCGCAGGGGATGCCGACTCCCTACAGCGGGCCGCGCAGCAATCCGTGCAGGCGCTCGACGAGGTGTCGGCCGCGGTCACCGAGTCTGCGGCGGAGATGTCCGACGCCGCGGGCGAGAGCGTCGACTTCAGCACCAAGCTGGGTCACCTCG